AGATTTGCCCCCTTGGCTCCCACGAAACGACCGATGTCGTCCTTGGAGATGTCCAGCTTGACAGAGTCCTTGAAAATATTTTGTGTTTTCCTCGTTTTGTTGCGGAGAGCGTCTGACATGAAAGAATATGGATCGCTCGGCTTTTTGTTAAGTATGTCGATGAGAAGATCATGGAGTGTCTCACGAATCTCATACTTATCCAGATAAGTTCTTATCATGTCTGAATTGCATGATGGCTCCATCGTCTTCCTACAAATGTTTCGTTTTAACCGTGAGTTCCGTTAATCTTTTAAGACCCTAATTTTGAAATTTCAAATTTTATGAGTCTGTAAAAAAAAGGTCCACCACCCTCTTTTTTTCCCACCTTGTCTCCACCCTTTACCACCCTCCATCCTCAAACGGATCTTCATCCGTCTGATGGTTTTGGATCATCTTCTCTACATGCTTCCTGACGAGCCGTTCGGAGATCTTCCATGACTCTTCACGGTTGTTGGTTTTGATTGTCACAGTGATCAGAACCATTTCGTCCTTCTCTGAGTCTGTCTTGATGACTCCAAATCGGAGGTTCTTCATCCTTATCGGAGAATCTTCTCGGATCTGGATGTGAACCTTCTCCTCCACAAGGTTTTCGTCCTCTTCAATAATGTCATCTTTGAGACCTCGGATGTTCTGACCACCCGTGCCAATGAACTTCGCTATCCGGCAATGCTCAAATGAAGTCTTAAAGACAAACCGTGTCTGTCCTGCGAACTTCTTCTTCTTCATGAAGGCTTCGTTGTGCTTCATGAGGAACTTCTTCATCGTATCCATCGCCTCTTCTGTCTGTGCTTTCAGGTTGGCAAAGACCTCATCGCCCTTTTCTTCGAGAGAGCAACGGATGCGCGAGGGTTCGTTGAGTTCCTTTTGGGTCCTCTCAGTAACGTAGTTCCTGAGATTTGCCCCCTTGGCTCCCACGAAACGACCGATGTCGTCCTTGGAGATGTCCAGCTTGACAGAGTCCTTGAAAATCTTCTTCGTCTCCTCAGCCTTGGACTCCTCAGCCTTGGACTCCTCAGCCTTGGACTCCTCAGCCTTGGTCACCTTCTTGACAGGTGCCGAGACCAGTCGGGAGGGCATTCGTCGGAATGGAGGCTTGGGAGAAGGTGGGTCCTCCTCGTCCGAGTCAGAACGATTGTGAATCAATTCCAGTGAGTTGGACATCTGAGCTGGGAGCTGGGAGCTGGGAGCTGTGAGCTGGAAGCGGAAGCTGTGCGGGCTGGACATGGATCCGAGCGTGAGCCTGGGAGCTGGGAGCTGTGAGCTGGGAGCTGGGAGCTGGGAGCTGTGGGCTGGGAGCTGGGAGCTGGGAGCTGTGGGCTGTGAGATGGGAGCTGTGGATTTTTATTCTTTTGAAATCCTCTCCCCCCAAAAATTCAAATTTTGAGCCTCCCAGCGAAAGCCGAGCCAAAATTTGAATTTGGAGAGAGAGATCCCCCAAACTACTCACAAATAGCATTCCAGAACCTGGAAAGCTCTCAACAGCAATCCAAAGCTCACAACTCACCAGTCCACAATGTCGACGATCATGACCATTGCCCAGGAAATCTTTGACGATTCTGTCAAGCTGACCAAATCTTCCAAGGAAGCGATGAATCTCATCGAGACCTTGGTTGAGACGGAATTTCTGGACCAAGAGGACGTCCAACAAATCCTCACCCATGAACAACTGACCCCCTTCTTCAAACGGAAGACAAAGCAGTCCACGGAAAAGAAGGCTTCCAAAAAGAAGTCATCTGATCCCAGCGAACGCGATGGAGTCGTTGATCATGGGAAGTGTCACGCTCGCATCTGGTCTGGTTCGGGGAAGAAGTCCAACTACGACAACATTCAGTGTTCTGCAAAGATGGTTGATGGCTGTGGCTGCTTTTGCAAGCAACACTTCGCCAAGGACCTTGCCTGCAAGAAGATTGATGGCCTCAATGGGTGGTTCCTCGGTCTTGTGACTGAGGAGAAACCTGAGAAGCCAATGGTCGCCACTGGTTGGAAGGCTTCCGAACAAGAGTACTCCCTCGAACCCTCGGACGGACAACTGGTTGAACACTTCTGGGCTGACTCTGAGGTTGAGGAGAAGCCTAAGAAGAAGACTAAGGCCAAGAAGTCTAAGGAGAAGGAAGAGTCTGACTCCGAGGAAGAGGAGAAGCCTAAGAAGAAGGCAAAGGCCAAGAAGTCTAAGGAGAAGACTAAGGCCAAGAAGCCTGAGGTTGAGGAGGAATCGGAGGTTGAGGAGAAGCCTAAGAAGAAGGCTAAGGCCAAGAAGTCTAAGGAGAAGAAGGCTAAGGCCAAGAAACCGGAGGTTGAGGAGAAACCTGAGGTTGAGGAGAAACCTGAGGTTGAGGAGAAACCCGAGGTTGAGGAGAAACCTGAGGTTGAGGAGAAACCCGAGGTTGAGGAGAAACCCGAGGTTGAGGAGAAACCCGAGGTTGAGGAGAAACCCGAGGTTGAGGAGAAACCCGAGGTTGAGGAGAAGCCTAAGAAGAAGGCAAAGGCCAAGAAGCCTGATGTTGAGGAGAAGCCTGAGGATGAGGAGGAGCTCGATGAGGATTCTGAATCTGACGACGAAGAATACGAGAATTACGAAGGCATCAATTATACGAGATGCGAGGATATCCTGACTGACCCCAAGAGCGGTAAAACTGTGGGTGAAATCAAGGACGGCTCAGTGATCATCACAAACAAAAAGCTTCACAAGAAGAAGCTCCGTCAGAAGTAAATGCACCTCATACAACGAAAAAAAAATTAAGGCCAAATAATTTTTTTTATGAACAACGTTTATTAATTAATGTTTCCTAATTAATAATCTCATACCTTTCCCCATCATTGTAGTAATTGAACCTTTCCATGATATCCTTAATCCTTAGATGGAGGGACCATGTATCCATGAGTTTATTGATCAACTCTGTATGGATATAAGGAGTCAGACATACACGATTGTCGCGATTGATCCACAAGATTATTGTTCGGTTTTCATCCAATGTATCAATTGTATCTTCCAGAATTGGAATCCATTTTTCTGTATTCTCCATCCACTTCTTTCCTTCCTTTGTAAAGAAACTTTCGCTCTTATCATGTGCCTTAATCCACGAAAAGACAACACTCCCAAAGATACCCAGGTCTTTGTCAACCCCATCACACGTATTAATGACCTCATGAACAATACTCCCATTATGGGACTGTGTCTTTGAAAAGACATTGAAACTTACCCTGTTTTTCCCTGTATCCTTTTCTGGAATGTTTCTCCATTCTGAGTCAACAACAATACTGTTCTCTACTTTGTTATTTAGGGCTGTTTCACGCTCCTTGAACAAGCACCATGTCCTCAGTATCTTTTTGGCACTAATCACCCTCTTTACCCTTTCAAGAGTGTCCATCGCAAAATCCCGAGCCTTGACAAGTTCTGTCATTTTATAATATGAACAAATCTAAATTCAAATTTATTGAAGAAAACCTATATTCTTTTTTATGTTGTATAGTATAAATGGTTCTCGGTGCGATCAACGTACTTATTTCACTTATTATCTTAGCGGTTATCGTTTACCACGGCGTAGAAGGTGATTGCGCAGGTGCTACTTCTGGAAAAACTATCTTCGCAGTTTTTATAGGAATATTGCACCTACTATTATTTATGGGCGCTTTGAAAGGTTATTCCGACATTCAAGGTGCCAATAAAAAGAAAGAATATCTAATCGGTCTTCTATTTTACATATTTTCGAACATCGTATGCATGGTGAGTTTAGTTCTAACTATCAAATATTGTCAAGATAATATGTTTTGGTTTGTCATTTTATGGCCTTGTATAATGTGCTGTTTCCTTACGTCAATGATCATACTGTACCCCGCTACATTTCTTCCTATTCTCTAATTTCATAAATTATAAAAAAATCTTTTCTATTGTATAGAATAAATGATACCCCATTTAAACGTCCTTATTTCAATTATAATTTTATTAGTCATCTTCTATCATAATAAATCAGTTGATTGTGCAGATCCGTCCACTGGAAAAATGATTGGAGTTTTTATTTTATCTGCATTCCACCTTATTATTATTGGTTTTGCTTTACAAAGGTATTCAACAATTCAAACTGCTCGTGAAAAAAAGAACTATCTAATAAATCTACTACTATACATTATTTCAATTACTATATTTATAGTAAGTCTTGTTTATACTATTAAATATTGTCAAGATAGTATGTTCTGGTTTGTCCTTTTATGGCCTATATTTATGTCTTGTTTCCTGATTATGTCAATGTCAATGTTCCTTGAAAGTTATTCATTATTCATCTAAATTTGAAATAGTTTATGAACTCAAAACAAACCTACTATGAATACGCCAGAGAGATTTCTTCAAAAAATAAGAGAAACATTTCACATCTATTTAAGATATGGATGTCGGTCCAAAAAGAAAACAGACTACCTCCATACATGGTTGGCCGAGGATATTCAAGATAGCCTTCCAGGTTGTCAAGTTAAAATAGAACAACCGGTTCCCTCTCGCAACGCAAAAGGTACTAAGAATTGTGATATTGTTGCCTTCAAGGACGGTTCGCCTGCTTTTATCTTCCCTGTGAAGTTTATTATGACAAACTACAAACAAAATAAAAATAATGGGTGGGAGAATCTAACCGGTGAGACTCTTCATCTTCATTGGGCAAATCCCGACGTTCATATTATCCCTATTAATATTATTTTCAATAAAGTACCTTATTGTGAAAAAAGCTCTTGCATAAAACATTTTGAGGAAATTAATTACAACGATAGTTACAAGATCAATGAATATTTGGTAGACAATGGCATTGCATCACAGATTGTAAACTATATTATTGATGTTGAACATAGATGTGAAATAGGGAACCCTTATAATAGTTGTCCACAGATCCTGCGATTTAATGAGGATACACCATTCAGAAGCTTTCATAGAATTCTCAGATCGCGGGCACCGGGACCAATACAACCTCGTCCACAACCACCTTTGGACCCTCGCATTCGTGCTCTCAATAATTTCGAGGAATTTCATGGACGACCAGCAACACTTTTGGAAGTCGAAGATTCATCTGCTGGTATTGATGGTTGGGCTTAGAGGGGTATCTTCTTCAATACACCACTTGATAGATTCAACCAACCCCCTCCTCGTTTTCCAGAATTATTAATGATAAACTCTTTATTTTTTTCTAAAATGTCAATAACCATACCTCTTGTAAACTCTTGATCTGTAATGCTTATTGATAAACAACCGATATTATATTGAGGTTTACATGATACATACTTAATATCATTGGGATCTACAAATGTCGATACATAGATCACTTTTTCAGATTTTTCTTTAATTAAAGACTGGGTCCGTCCATAACAATACCACGATGGATAGTTACTCTGCCTCCCCTTGTCTCTTTTCAATAGCTCCTCCTTATTATCAATCAAATATTGGTATGTCTTCGGGTTTTTACCCTTGAATTCCACCTCTTCAATGAGTGTTCCGTCTTCATGATAAGGGAAAATTATCCATGATTGATTTAACGAGTTTGTTACTCTTTTCCAACATGGTTCATTGTACTTTTTTTCAGCATGGATATATATTTTATCTCTTAAAGTCGCTATACCTCCTCTGATCTTACATATATCTCCTAATCTCTTTCCTCCAAGATTTTTCTGGATAAAGATATTATAATTATCCTCTGATATATCATCATATTTTATTCTTTTATGATCATCTCGGTATGTGTAAACTAGTTCTTTCTTTGGACATTTGGTGAATACAGTAATACAACAATAAGTAGATACACTCTCAAATACTTTGTCTGATTTAAAATCAATAATCTTTTCAATATATCTATTTTCAATTAGAAACTTCCTGAATAACTTTGCAGATTTATTTGTTAAATAACTATTTGGAATAATTGCAACCATCACTCCTTGATTATCCAATAATTCTAAACATTTTACCAGAAATGCATAATAGATGTCTATGTTTCCCTTGCTTAACAAAGGCCATTTATCTTTGATATATTTACGATATTCTTCTGATAGATCCTGAATACGAATATAGGGTGGATTTAAAATAATATTATCATATTGATAATGAATATCCGACCTTATAAAATCCTTGCAATAACTACGTATCTGCTTCTGTTGAGGACACTTATCTAAATACTCTTGTTTAATATCATAAATATCCACCCTTGAATATTTTGAAAAGTCTATAAACTTTAAAAGTTGTCCATCACCCACAGACGGCTCTAATAAAGTACCACCTTTCAAGAATCCAGACATGATATCACTTATTTTATCAGGAGTAAATACATCACATTTTTCAAACTGTAACAATGATTCATCAACTATTTCTTTGTCTACATGTATCGGTTCGTTTTTTATCTGATGCAGATATCCTTCAATAGTTGGCTTTTCAGATAAGAACTCCATAATTCTATCGAAGTTCATTTCATCTCCACCAACTTTCTGACCATTAAAATGATTCAAGATCACCTTGATTATATTCCGAGAATAACAATATACTTTTTCTTTGAAATTATATTCCATAGTATTATTATTTCAGAAGATTAATTATCAAATTTACAAACAATTTAAAAGTTCATTGAACTAACTATACAAATGATGAATGAAGAAGGATATGTCTATTGTATATCAAACGAATTCATGCCCGGAATTTATAAAGTAGGCGTTACAATGCGTTCACCTCTGGAAAGATTAAAAGAAGCAAACAGCTCCGATACATGGAAAATCCCCACCTATAAAATTGAGTTTGCTAAAAAAGTTATGGATCCAAAGGATAAAGAAAAAAAACTTCATAAATTATTAGAAAAATTAATGACAAGAGTTCATACACGAAGGGAATTCTTTCGCGGCGAAGTAAATGATGTCCGCGAGATCTTTGATTTATTAGACGGGGAAATATGGTATGAGGATCCAAATCCTAATCAAGATCATAATCCCAATTCTTTATCAAGAGATCCAGAAACTCTAATCAAACAATTAATCGGGATTACTGAACAAACCTTTCCAAATCATTCTGTTGATTTTAAACAAAGAAGTGGTGGAAAATGGTTCAATATTACAGTTGATGACAAACATATACTAGTCCTTGAAAATTATACTAATGATAGAAGTAAAATTGGTCTGTTTACAACTCCCTGCCGAAGTGAAATCGATAATTCTTTAATAAGATATTATCATGAATTAAATTGGGAACCATTTGGTAATAGGTCTTCACGGAAACAATATGATACAGAAAATAAAACAAAGGAAGATATTGTTCAAATGTTGGAAGGATTTAAAACTGTATTGACTAGTTCTCAGGAATCAACTATGGATATCAAAAAAATTATATGGAGTGATCAACGCAATCTTTCATTAACAGACAAGTTTCAGAATACCTATTCATTCAGTTCTGAAAACTGGATGAATAATAAGTATATTAACTATATTCATAAAAACGGAGAATTGTTTCGTTGCAAACAAGCCTCAGGTATTCACCGTGGATATTGCATATGGATTGATTCGAATGATATTATTCATTTCTCTCATGGACATCAAAATCCCCAAAAAATAAGTCATTGTATCTTTGATGACAACACCCTAACAGATGAGTGGTTGTGCAATTGGGGGAAATTCACAAAAAAAGATATTGATTTTATTCACAATCATTTTGGAATATCTTCTGTTTAAAACTTTCTCTTTATTATTTAAAGAAACTATCAATGTAACTATTATATGGAAAAGGCATTTACAGAAATCTATCAAAAAAATAAATGGGGAGGTGGAAGTGGTTCAGGATCAAATGCGAGCCCTGATAATTTAAAATACATTGGAATTCTTGAAGATATTATTAATGAATACAATATTCAAACAATCTGTGATATAGGTTGTGGTGATTGGGAATTTAGCCAATTCATTAACTTTCCGAAGAATGTAAAATACACCGGAATGGATTGCGTAAAAAGTGTTATTGATCAAAACGTCCAAGATTTCCAAACAAAGAATATTCGGTTCATTCACAGATCAATTGATGACAATTTCATCCCAGAAGGTTATGATCTTATTATTATTAAGGATGTTATTCAACATTGGGAAGATAAAGATATCCTCGATTTTATGGATCAAATCATTCAAAAAAATAAGTATGTCTTCTCAACAAATGGTTATAAGTTTATGAGAGATCCTTCAAAAAATAATTTAACTCAACGAGATATTAATAACCAGTATCGTTATTTTCCCGTTGATGTCAATAAATATCCTTTGAATCAATTCAAAGAAAAATGCATACTGGAAAAAACACATCGTGCAAAACAAATGCTTCTCTTTCACAATTAAATCTTCATTTTTTCTATTTTCAAATCATCTACATTAACATCTTGATTTATCTGTAAACGATGGAGTAGTTCTTCAATATTTGGTTGAGGAGCCCATTTCGGTACCTTACCTTTACCCTGTCTATTATGTTCCATTATTTCTTTTTCCGCTCTTCGAATTATTTCTTCATCAGTCAAAAAGGGTTGATCTATTTTAGGAACATGTTCGGGTGTCCATTTGGAGAATATTTTTTGAACATTCTTTTTGGTTTTCGATTTCCCTTTGTTTTTTTTTCCTTTTTGAATACTCTTCTTCTTCTTCTTTTTCTTCTTCTTAATCTTTCCACCACCTCTTTTCTTCTTACTTTTTAATAGAGATCCACCCTCTAAATCCTGGACAGTAATATCGCCCCGATTTAACATTGTATTAATTAGTCTTCTTTCATCCGGGCGAGATACAGATTCTAAATAAGTCCTTCTCATAACCTCCTCAGCCGGACCAGGATTTATTCCACTTCTTGCACTATTTCTTATACCACTCAAATCTCTACGGTCCCTGCGTTGAACCGTTCCGACTTGTGCTTCTAATTCTCTTTGTTGTGTATTTCCATAAATATTTCTTCGGTACATCGCATCGAGCGTCGGACGGGGTATATTAAGTTCACCTAATCTTTTAGATAATAATTCATGATCATAAGTTATATATAATTCAAGATCTTCGATTCGTTCTTCTCTAAGAAAGATATCGTTGATTGCACGCCTATCTACATTTTGCTTTATTGTTCCTAATAAATATTTATCTGTACCATTTGTGAACTTTTTGTATTTAGGCGGTATTTCCTGTCTAGGTGTTTCATTCGTCGCCTTAACCAATACTTTATCTCCCATTTTTATATTCCGAAGATTCGTTTCAAACCGTTTATTATTTCCCTTGTTAAAATCCTCCAATTCCTTTTCAACAGCGAACAATTTACCTCTAAGACGGTGTTCAATGACATATATTTCAGATAATTTTATTTTTCGTAGTTTTTCAAATATAAAATTGCCGTCTTCAACTCGTGATATACGCATTGTTTCTCCATTTACCTCCACGTAATCCCCCGCTTCTGGCTTATTAAAAAAACTCCCGCTTACAGTCATAGCTGGGACAAGGGTTTCTTTCGGTTCCGGTTTGGCTCGCTCTCGTTTCTTTTTCTTTTTCTTTGTCCTTTTCTTTTTCTTTTTTGACCTTTTATCATTTTCCACCATCCACGCCTGTTGTATATTATCTGGTAGTTCGACCTCTCCCATACCCTCAAACACATTCTTTACTGATTCTGCCAATATCTCGGGGGTTATTGAAGATTCGGGTGAATTGGTTGATTCTTCCGACGATGACGGTTCCGAAGGATAAGGGGGTAAAACCGCTGGGACCATTGGAATCTGATGGTGATCGCTTCTTAGTGGTCTATTACCTTGTTCTTGTATGATTCTTTTATTATCATGAATTTTTGAGTGTAGTTCATCACTATTTAAATACATATCCGATATTCTCCTAAAAAAATATCTCGTATCAGAATTATCGTGACGTAGATGTTTCCGCGGTGTTTTCTTTTTATTTTGATCCCACGCCCATCCCATCGGTAATCTTTTGTATTTGGTTATTATCTGTTTTAATAATACTATTAAACCGATTGAATTCTCCAATTTAGTTTCACCATCCGCAATATTTTTCATATTTTTAATCATAGGAATAATATTTTCAACCAATATCATCACAATTTCATATGTAATTGCGTGGTACATGTATAAATATGTACCGGCATTTATCCTGTATTCCGCCAACCAAGGTGTTTCACGTAATTGCACTTGCCATTCTCCATCCATTTCGAACTCACGACCTACATCAACCACTAACTTATCGGGTTCTTTTTCCATAATCCGGTCAATTTCGTTATTAAAATCATTCAATACCCGATTTAATTTCTCTGTAAGACGGTTTCCTGGTATAGAGAATGAATTCCATTTATACTCCTTCCTATTTATATCCATTTCCATTTTTATTTCACGAATTAATGGCACTATTATTCCATCTTCAAATGGTTTTTCAATAGCTTCCTCACCTCTCGGTGCGTAACTTGAAAATAGAGCTAATGCTCTTTTATTCAATTTCTCTAATTCAGGTTCACTTAAATTATATAACCTCCAATCTTTATTCATTAAAGTATCCGCTTTCTTCAATAATGTTTTTAACTTTGTTTTTTGATTTAATAACTTGGGTCCTTTATCAACACCTACCGGTGGCACCCCTTTATCATCCAAGTCTGTTATCCTTTCAAAAAAATCTACCTTTATTGTATTTGATATACTTTCCAATTCATCAGCGTGATCTACATCCTTCATATATGTTAAATCTTCATAAAATACATCTTCTATTGTACTGAACAATACATCTAAATCATATATTTCATATAATTCCTGAACATCTTCGTCTAACTTTTTAAAACCATACCTTAGTTCTTCAAGTGCTAATGATGGATCTGTTATCCCAGGATCCTCTATTATCCTAAGGATTCTTTCATAGAGGTCATCATCCATATATATATTATCTATTATTTTATTTACCACATATGACTGTCATTATTATTGACAATTATCTCATAGTTATTTTTGTTTCTATTTTCATAAACTACCTGAAACGTCATATAATTATTGATCACTTTCACCTCAAATAATTCACTAGTTAAAAACAAAAAAGGATCAAATGTTGAACATAAATATCCACTGTTCATTGTCTTTGTATCATAATTCTTTACATGTTCATAATTTTCTTTCATTTGTTTTTCAGTTATCTGTTCACCATTACACATGACATGTTTAGTTAACTTATTCTTTTCTTTGAATAATAAACAGAGTTCTTGTATGTTCTTTGGAACCTTTTTATAATAATCAATTAAATCATATTCCTTCTTCGCATAATAATCAATGACATAAAAAGATCTCGGTTTATGGTTAATATTCCTAAACAATGTATCCCAAAAACATGACATTCTACTTTCTTTAATATTTAAATAAACATTATTATCTAGATAATCATATTATGAAACATACATTTCTGAAATTAGGAATCTATGGTGGAAGTAACATCATATTTACATATATAGTATATAAGATCAACCATACAATGTTAGTTGATATGGACCAGGTCTATAAAAAAAATCATTAAACTATGTATTCTATTGATGGTATCTCAGATCATTCCAAATACCCCCTGAATACATATAGGATACTTCTCTCATACAACCAATCTTCTTATAACCAGTAACCTTCATAATTCCATGGTTAATACTGTATTCTCCTGTAACTTCCCCAGGAATGATATCCTCATATTCAAAATTATTCATAAGAATATTTCTTTGAAATGTATTTTGTATGCTTTGTTTAATATGATCAATTATATCTTTTGTTATTCTTTTTGAAACCATTACAATCTCAATACTCTCAACATCTTCACATTCATAAGTTTCTTTAACCTTCTGGATTCTTTCAAGGAATTCATTGATCCGGAATTTACCTATCTGTACTTCTTGTCCACGCGGAAAGGAATTCTTATCAAAGAATCCTGAATGAACTACTGGATAATGATCCATTCGAATAACAATGAAAACTCCATCATTCAGAGAAACCTTAATATCATTACAATCTTCAGTAAAAGGAAAGCTGTGTTGTTCTTCATTTAGAAACATGTTTCACTGTAACAGACAAATATTTTATAATTCAAAAATAAAACTGTATCAAATTTTAATAATTTACAATTCGTATATTCATATTCTCATCGTAATATATCCCATGTTCATAATATCGTTTTTCTGCATACAATGCCTCTTCAACTATATATTCAGACATCTTTTCGGAAAATGTATTAAATGTAACCATAGCTCCTAATCTTTCTCTTATGTGATCAATACTCTTATCTTGACTCAATATATTTATCATTGTTATCTTATCTTTCAAAGAGATTTCCCTCAACACTACATAATTGTTTCCTGGAATCCTTTCCGAGAGAAAACATCTTTGAAAATGTTTTATGTCCATTAATAATAAAAACTTATCATCTATTATTTCTGGCCTTATACATTGATGAGTTCTTTCTATTTCTCGTTCAGAAGAAAACCTTCTCCACCCCTGTATATAAACGCGACCATCTATTCTACGTAAACGGTTCTGTTTTATTCCTTGTTCGATATAATAATGTTCTTTCTCTGATTTCTTATAAAATCTCATGATTAACGATAGAATATCATAACTAAGCCCTTTCTTCAAAAGAACCAAAATGATAAGTTGTTCTGTTGTTAACTTCATAAAAAATATTTATCATTATCGTTTTAAATGATTACAGAGACGAATTCATTGGGACATTTACGAATGTCTGACTTGATACAGAATCATTCTCCATTTCCTTTTCAATTACTTCTTCCGTTTCATTCGGAGTAAAGAACCGCACACCATAAGGTTTTAGATCGCTATCATACAAGATACGGTACTTTCGAAAGAATCCATTTTCAACAGCATCAATATGACACCAAATCTTCTCATAATCTACACCAGGATAAATCCAACGAGGCGGAGGGAAGAATTGGTCGTCAATCACCTTTCCAGGTCCATCATAATCAACCCAATAATGAGGATCTATTTCAAATCCTTGAATATCGGGTGGGTCTCCTTCATAAATAGGATCAAATATTCTTTCCCTCATCTCGATGTATTCTTCAAGGTCAATAACCTTGTTTCTCTTCTCTATTTCCTTCGAAATTGGTTTGGAGACCCTTTTCTTACTTGTATTTGTGGATTTCCTTTCGCGATAAGTATACAGTTTCTTTCCATTGCCTCTTTTCTTGAATCTCGATTCATCAGAACTGTTGATGTGAATTGTTCCATCAACATTCCTCTCATTTACAACTGTCACCTTCCTCTCAGGCTTAAACGCCACTGATACGGCTCTCGTAGGCATGATTTCCTTTGCAACAACCTCGGACCACTCCATTTTTATTATAAAAAAAGTAAGCTTTTCATTCAAATTTAGACAGGAATTCGCTTCTTATGATTTTCTTCATACTCACTAGTCTTCCATAAAGGGACTTGGTTTTCTCTATCCCATTCAGCAAGATCAGTGAAATACCTACAATCACCCGATTTAGATGCTTCATGAATTGTATAGTTTACCTGATGTTGATAATACTCAACACCATCAAGAACAATATAATCATAATCGAGTATTATTTCATGATCTTCTTCTTCCTCTTCAACAACCATCTCTTTGATTGTGATCTTCTTCTTTTCAACCTTCTTTTCTCTCTTCCCCTTCTTTACTTCCTTAACCTTCTGTTTTTCCTTATCCTTAACCTCCTGTTTTTCCTTATCCTTAACCTTCTCCTTCTTTACTTCCTTAACCTTCTGCTTTTCCTTCTCCTTAACCTTCTCCTTCTTTACTTCCTTAACCTTCTCCTTCTTTACTTCCTTAACCTTCTCCTTCTTTACTTCCTTAGCCTTCTGCTTTTCTTCCTTAAAGATATGTAGTTTTCCTTTATAAATTATTTTATCAGGGACAGGTTTATCAACTGTACCGAACTCCCAATCGTCTCCTCCGAGATCATTATGTCTTTTACAAAAGTTTCCACACGACTTCTTTTTGGAACATTGATTTTTTGTTTCTGGATTAAGGATACCATTTTTCCAAATACGGGCAAAACATTTATGCTCGTTGTAGTTCATCTATGTTTTCTATTATTAACAGACATTCTTTCAAATTTTTCAATCATTACCACAGGATATCATTATATTGTTCCATATTAATTGTTGATTCGCCCCCATTTCGTAGAAACCCAACCTCTCCTCTGGGTTTTCTTAAAATACATTTTTTGATTCACGATATCATCGCTTTCGATATATTGAGCTGGGTACTTTTTCTTTGTTATTACCGCTGTAAGTTGCTTCTTGTCTAATTTTATTCTTCTTATAACTTTTATTGCTCCTGACATTTATATAACCTTTATTTAAATTTGATAGAATGAAGAAATAGTATACCACATAAAAAATGATATTGCGTTCAGGAAGGCGGATTGGATATGATAATCTTCCAATTGATTTTGATGATGCATCCAACGAATGGATGGCGAATAAAAAGAAACTCGCATCAGGTGTATTTGAATATCTTAATAAATTAACCACTTTTCTTCTTCTTTGAAACTCGTTTCGACATTGTGATATAGACATTGTCCACGTAATGAAGTGTGGGGCAAAGGAAGTCTGTTGATCGCTTCCCTTCATTCTTCCAATTCTTAGCATTTGCCCCTCTTTTAACATTCTTCCCCTTACACCATCTCTTGTATTCTTCGTCTTCATAAATGAATTTCAGGAATTGTTTGGGGATCTCAGAAGATTCCTCCTTGTATTTTTTAACCTTCTCGATTGAAAGGAACCCTTGGACCTTCTCCTTCTCACAACTGTTCCATGTCTTCTTTTTCCTCCTTAGACACGGATGATTCCATTCATGGGAAATAGCGGTCTCCCAAATATCATCTGAACAAGTCGTATTCATCTTGAATTTCAACTCTTTTTTATTGGTAAATTTCTATCCACTTTCAAATTTAAATTAAATGTCAGGAGCAATCCGAATGAGGATAAACCCCTCCTACCATTCTAAATTTGATTTTTTATTGGAGAACCCCAATAAAAAAGAAAGCTCACAGCTCACATATCACATATCACATATCACAGCTCATAATTCCACCTTTCTTTTACCCGCTCCTACTCGTCCTCTTTCTTCGCTGAACGCAACTCTCAATCCGAGATACTCACTAACCCGATGTCCTCGTCCAATTGGGAAATAGTGAATGGGGCGAAGTTCCCAGTCGTCAATAATCCTGGGAGCTGGGGAGAGGAACCTCCCACAGAAGAGAAGAAGACGTTTATTCATGAAGGAAAAGAGTGGACAACGGTTAAGGAAATCTCTCTTGAAGAAGCGATAGCAATTGTAATGACCAAAAAGACAGTCGTAAGTGATGGAGAAGTATCAGACAGAACCCTTCTCTATGACTCACAGTACGAATAAAAGACTAAAATAATTTTTTTACTCTGGTTTGACTATCCCTATTGAAAATTTGAATTTTTGAAAGTGATCTTGTAAAAACAAGAATACTGAACTTCGCCATTAGATCTCACAAAGACTAATCAATCTCTCAGAGTACGGATCCCGAAGCGGAGATATGTCCCTTTCCAAGGCACTCGGGCGAAATGTGGAAAAGGTGTTCTCTCCAATGAGACATACCAACTCATTCCCACTTTCATCTGCACACTTTAAACCAGTTACCCCCCTTTCTCAGTCAGAAGTGACCGAAGAAACAGAGGAAGATCACCTTCAATATATCCAAGAGAAGGGGTATGCGCACTATCTCCCAATCTGCTACGGCGGGAAGAAGGGTAATGTTGATGGAAGGAGGAATATTTATCTACAATCAGAGGACGCTTTCAATTGCGGGACGAGAGATACCATGGTCGTATCTCGTGCGAAGGCTCCGAGTGGACATTGGAGCTCTCCACCACCATGTGTGGGGGAAATTGTTGTCCCCTATATTCCGACACAGGAAAAGGAGATTATGAATACAAACGTAAGGAGGGGGGTCCCTATGATTGGAAAGGTTGTAGAAGTAGTTGACTACCATCATGAACAGGAGAACAATACTGACCATTGGAACAATATCAGGGGTTGTGAATGGTTGGTTGAGCGCGTGACGCGGCAGCGCTCAGACGATGGAGATGAATGGACGGAATTGGGAATCTTGGTTAAACCACTTGTCTATTCAGGATTTAGAAATCCCATCATTGTTAAGGATGAGAATGGGGAGAATGTGAAATGGGCTCCGCGTTCGCCATCTACCAATTCTCTTTCTCCTCTTCACTTGACGGGCCTTTATAAGGAAATGAAGGGGTCCGTGTAAATATAAATCTCACTTGATTATAAAAGACTAAAATAATTTTTTTACTCTGGTTTGACTACCCCCATTGAAAATTTGAATTTTTGAAAGTGAGACTATTACTAAAACATCTTTTAACACGAACACCACTATTCAGAACATGAACACCACTCCTCAGAACATGGGCTCCATTCCTCAGAATATCAAGCGGCTCGGGAAAAAGCTCTCTGAAATCGAAAAACTCAAAATCCGCCAGGCCAATGGCGAAACTCTTGAATCCAATCAACTCACAAAGATAGCCAAGGAGAAAGAATTTCGGGAAGAGCTTGAAAAACTGAAACAACCTGCATCTTTTGATGAGATTCTCATTTCGGATGAACTCTGGTACCAAAAGCTCATGGAAAAAGAAGAAGAGGAAGCAGAGATAGAAGAAGCTCTCTATGGACCGAAATATCCAGAAGACGAGTTCATGGACGATATGGACTCACACGATAATTCGGATCTCCTCTGTCAACTCTCACGCCCCCCTGAACATCGGGAATACAAGACTGCGAAGGATGTAGGGAAGCTGAATAACTATGGTGGCCAGTGGGGAGAGCAAAAGGAACTCAATGTTCTCACTGAAACAAATGAGATGTGGGTCATCTTTAACTTCTCTCACATTGAAGAGGGGAAGGGGAAGTGGTGTCCCAAGAACAAGTCTTGGCAGAAGTACCATACTGCCGAGTTTGATTACGGTAAGATTTATGTTCCCAATAGCATGGTCTTCAAGAATATTTATGATAAGACAAAGGGTGACCCAGAAAGAGAGTTTCTGGGCCTCATCCGCTTCATGGGACCCCATGTTGAGATTCCGTGGCGCCTTCAATACGCTCCTGAACTATGTCACTTTGAATACACCACTCCAAAGGCCATTACGGGCAGTTCATCTAAGCTAAGAGCTGAACTCTACGAGAAAGACTGGCTGATTACCGGTGATGGGAGTGGACACCGAGCGACGATGAAGATGTGGAATAACCTGTAAACGAGGCATATACCTCTCAGATATAAAATAAGAATTGTGTTCCGATAAATTTTTTTTAAATGTAAATTTGATTTTTAAAAGAATAATTATCATTGAACGATGTTATATCATCAGAGGGGGAGATGTAAGAGGGGTAATAAGGGACAGAGGAGGAGAAGGAAGCAGAATTGCCGTAGGCGTCAGATTGCTTCTTCTCTCGCGAAGGTGAAAGAAATCCGTGAAAACCTACCAACCACCGTGGTCATCAAAATATTCAAAAAATACTGGCAGATCCACGATGCCCAGGATCATATGGAATGGTTGGGAGCCGAATTAAGGTATCGCGTCCTTCGCGCTCATAATAGGGCATGCGTTGCTCACATTCGCCCGGGTATCGATACGGACAGCATGTTCAATGAATTAAGGATTAGTTTTCCAAACCGTATCAAGAGAGGTTTGAAACCGTTATCTGATAAGTGGCGTCGCACTTGGTTTGAGAATTTTCCGCCTCAGACCGATACGGATAGACTGAATGCAGAAAAAGCTGAAAATCTTGTGGGTGGCGCTATTGATCTTAAACTCTTTCAGGGTGGTCATATATCATCAGCAACTTTTCAGTTATGGGATGCTCCTGAGGAAATAGATAATATTCATCCCCCGAAATACTACCATGAAGGAGTTACAAAGGAAGATATTCTGAAAGGGGACTAATCACAAAAACACACGAACCCTTACAGATGTGTACTAACGATACTATGTAAATTTGATTTTTAAAAGAATAATTTTTTAAAAGAATATTTTTTTAAAAAGAATAATTTTAAAACTCATCATACAATAATGTTGTATCTTTACACAATGATGATGTTCGCTTGGGACCTCGATCCGGACACCCATTCTCACTTCCGAAGATACCTGGATGTTTTCATCGATAAACGGAAGATCTCAACAAGCATCAAGAAGTTGATCCTGAAAGCAAAAGGTAATCCCCTTGGTATTGATCCTCGTGTGACCGGTACCACCCGGTTGCCCACTAATCCCATAATCATTGATCTCAGACCATGTTTGTCCAATGTGATCGATCGCATTCAGTGGCCACAGGCCGAAGCCGGAATAAAGGGTTCATTTGACTCTATACAATCCTCTAGCACCACACATAAAGAGAGTCCACAGAGACTTCATCTCGTTTCTCTTCATGGAGAAGCAGGGCGCATAAAAGCTGGTCGTATAAAGACTACTGATGATGATGGACGACATATAGTCAGCGTGTGTCCTCTTCAAAATTGTCCACGCACCAAGTGTTACAGAGCGGTTGAATACATTCATCGCCCGAAATACTATCATGAAGGAGTTACAAAGGAAGATATTCTGAAAGGGGACTAATCACAAGAACAAACTAATTATTCATCTGTCGTTTAAAAATTTGAATTTCAAACATTTTTTATTCCAGAAAAAACTATCTTTGAAATATAAACGCGATGAACGAGAATATTCATTGTATCCTCTTTGAAACCTTTACGACCGTTTCCAAAGAAACAAACACATTCCCAAAAGACCTTATCAAGAGAACCGCCGATATCCTCAAAAACAGTGTATATTGTGTTCAGCCCGACCCTCGTCTTCGCGAACAACGTCCTCTCCTGGGTGTCCGCGGACCTGGGACAGACCAAGTTGCACCACTTGTCAGCGTCCGCGTAGGTCCCAAACTCACCGATAGAGATCAATGTGTGAATCAATGGATTGAACAGTTTGAGGAGAAGGTGTATGGGACAGGAGGAATCATTGAATGGTATCAAGTCAACAAAGCTCTGAATTTCTACGTCTCAAACATCCCCACACTGAATGGAAAGGAAAACGATCTGGAATGTTCAGTTGACAAACCTGATATGACCCCCGAAGAAACCGTCCAAAAGAAAGAGGATCTCATTAATGATCAGATCAAAGAGATCAAAGAACATATCCTCTGCATGGAAGTTTGTCTTCGCAGGCGTGAGAAAGGCTTCGGGAAAGACACACCCATCGTCCGACTCGGTTCTGCCCCTCAATTCTGGGTAACTCAATTCACCGAGGAAATGGATTATCAAAAGAATCCAACCGATCAAGAACCTGTTACACCACCACCCTCGCAACATATTCCCAAACCAACCCCGAAACCACCTAAGAGAACTGTTTGGCATGATTGGTGCAAAGTGACGAAAGCAACACCAAGGTACCAAAGATCTTATGGGACAGCTTCATACACTGGATCATCAACAAGTTATGGATCATCAACAAGTTATGGATCATCAACAAGTTATGGATCATCAACAAGTTATGGATCATCAACATCGCGCAATTACTACCCATACGGACGATTCACACATGATCCAACGGTATCTCGTAGGGTTGTGGCACAACATGATCAACCTACCCCTGTCGCGAGGAAAACTGAGAACTCTAAGAGCTCAAAGGATACCATCAAAGAAATTCAATCTCTGATCGATGAAGAGGTGAAAGACAAAACCACTGATGGAATCTATCTCGCCCTAACCGATATGCTCAAAGAAGTATTTGATAACTCAAACTAAGAAGGACCCCAAGAACAACAAAAAAATTTTTTTTCAAAATTTGATTAGTTTTAAGAGGATTCATAAAAACAATTATTCCCTATGAGTAACCTTACTTGTGAATGTAACCCTTGTCAAGACGGGGATCCCACCGTACCTCAACACATTTCTTGTCAGGGAAAGGTCAATAATGGACTTATGAAGATGGTTGATTACTATACCGTGTGTCGTTGTAAGAAGACGTACATTACGATCTCAAATAATGAACTTGAACGCCTCCAAGGTGTATGGAAGAACGCGAAATACTCTTGGTCATGGCGAAGTAAGAGTGATCCCGGGGGTGACTTTTATGTTCCAGAATTCTATGAACACGGGGGGGGCGACAGAGAGGAGTCACCCCCCGAGCACGAAGAAGAGTGGACGGTGGTGAAGCGTGGAACACGAATAACTTAGCTCAGAACAACATTCTGTATAGCCGACCATATTTTTTTTTGATAGGGAATAATTACGATATAAAAATAAATAGAATAGAATAAATAAATAGAATAGAATAAATAATGTTACTTGATGGAAAATTAGTATCTTCTTCCCTGATTGATGATCTTAAACCACGAATATCATATCTACACAACTATGGTATTACTCCAAAATTAAATGTCATACTTGTTGGCGATGATGAAGGGAGCAAAATGTACGTAACGATGAAGAGGAAAAAATGTGAAGAATTAAATATTCTCTGTAATGTCATTCAATTTCCGTCTTCCATTCAAACAGATAAATTAATAGAAACAATTAACCATTCAAATACGGATGATTCAGTTCACGGTGTAATGGTGCAATTGCCTCTTCCAAAACATATTCAAAAAAATAAAGTATTAGATACGATTATCCCCTCTAAGGATGTTGATGGATTAAGTTCATCTTCTCTGGGTATTTTAGCAAAAGGAACACCTTTATTTTCACCTTGTACTCCTCTTGGTTGTATACGATTATTCGAGTATTATAAGATCCCTTTAATGGGAATGAAGGTTACTCTCATCGGAAGTAGTCCCTTAGTTGGATTACCCTTATCGCTTCTCTTATTATACAAAGGTGCCACTGTAACTATTTGTAATATTAATACAAAAAATACTAAGGAACATACTCTAAACTCTGATATAGTCATATCGTGTTGTGGTGTCCCCCATTTAGTCAAAGAAGATTGGATAAAGGAAGGGGCGATTGTAATTGATATCGGTATCAGCAAAGTAAATGGGGAAGTTATTGGTGATGTTGATTTCCATACGGTTCACACAAAATGTCAATACATAACACCTGTTCCAGGTGGTGTTGGACCAATGACCATCGCAATATTAATGGAACAAGTTGTTCAGTCAGCAGAACATTCGTCTCGTTGTAAATATTAAATGTCATGAATAGTATTTAAACATAAGAGAATAATTTAATCTATGCCTCTATAGCTCAGTTGGTTAGAGCGTCGCACTTGTAATGCGAAGGTCGTGAGTTCAACTCTCACTGGGGGCTTTAAAAGAATGTCAATGCATGATGAATCGGTTCTTCATATTCTTCTGTTCTCTGTTTTCCATTTTCTGTGATTGTTTTTTTGGTTTTTTTAACACCATTTTCATAAATGGAACTTATTTTAACTGATCGAGAATAACTCTTTCCATCGGGATTGCTATTTCCATCGGGATTGCTATTTCCATCTGGAATACTCATTTTATTTAATAATGAAAACATATTGTCTACATTTTTCAAGGGATTGAAATTAGTTAACAAATGTTCATCATAATTTACAGGCTTTTCATAATTGGTTTGCCTACCATAATTAATCCGTCTATCATAATCGATTCGTTTATCATAATCAGACAACACATTGTAGGCTTCTGTGATCGCTTTCATTTTTTCAGCTGAATATCTATCATCGGGGTTTCGATCGGGGTGATATCTACTTGACAATTGTTTAAAGTTTTTACTTAATTCTTTTAATGTTGAATCAGGACTCACATTCAAAATATCATAATAATTCATTATTTAATAGATTAGATTTTATTTTAATAGATTAGATATGATTTTTACACAGTAAGAGATTAGTGACACATTGATGTCTAAACTTCTGATTCTTCTTATATAGATAATTTTTAATCTAATTTCCTTTGAACCATTTTAAATTTGATTATTATATGTATAGTAACATAAAATGAATACAAGTTCAATGGAAGCCCCTTCTCCGGCACCTTCAACGAACGTTGTTGTTCCTGCTCAGGAATTAATTAAATATACGAGTTCTTGTTCTTTAATAGATAATGTGCTCTCTATTAAAGTGATTGATAATATTACAAATTCGGTTTATAAGAGAAGGTTAGATCGTCAATCTCCCTTTTGGAAAGAAGATGGGAAATATTTTCAAAATGATATCCATAAATTGTATGATATGTTGGAGCTGTGTTTTACAGGGAAGAACGAACATATTACATTAGGATCAGGTATTGATTGGAAATATACAATCGAAGAAAATGGATACATTCTTCTGTATATTAATTATGAAGGTTTGTTCGGTTTTACCGTAACTATCAAAATACCGAAAGAAAATACAGAAATTGATCAACTTAGAAAAGAAATATCAGATCTTCAAACAGAATTAGAAGATTGTAAGATTAACTTTGAAAAAAGATTATCCGAAATTGAATTACAACTGCTAACTTCTTCGAATAGTATTCCTCGCGAAAGAGAAAGAAGAAGTTAGGAGAACTCATTGTAGATCAGTCACACGTATTGTTTTTAACTTAGCGTGATCATAATCACTCATCTCAATTTCAAGTTTGATATGTTTCTTCCATTCTTTTTTTTGTCCATTCGGAGATGTTTCTCGCCATTGTTTGATTCTTTCAATCAATTGAGCCTTGTATATTTTATCGTCCAACAGTGATTTATCAACATCGACTTTATTAATTTGTATTTCCCTGCATAACATGTTCATCTGACGATCTATTTTTGATAATCTTTCATTATAAGTTACTACGTTTTTTTCAGAATCTTTTATCTTTGTTTGATAGTCTATTTTTTGTTCTTTTAAAACTCGTAAGTGTTCGTTATACAGACTTACATTACTCCCATTGTCTTTCTCTTTTCCTTTCTTATCAGAAAACTTAATATAAATCTCCTCAATACATTGGATCATTCGTTCTCTTTTTTCTTGGGGTGTTAAATTATCATTTGTACCAAAATAAACAACTCTTTCATTGTCAAAATACCGATTTACAAGTGCCTTGCATATATTTGGAATAGTTGTTGTTCGGTATGAGAAAAATAACGCACAATCTATTTTTTTCTCCTTTAAATCTTTTGTATAGTGCGTCTGGAATTCATCAATATCTGTTTTTTTTATAATACCTTTGTTTTTAACCTCTATCATTAATACAAAACCATTACTAAATCGTATGATTCTGTCACCAGAACCCCCACTCGTGCTTGTATCGTCTATTGTAGCCTTATCATCAAAAGGCAATTGACTGTTTACAATTTCATTGAACATATTTTCAACATGATCTCCTTGTTCTGTTGGATTCTCGAAATCGGTTTTATCACAAAATCGTTCTTCTAGGAACTCTTGTACGTCTTTATTTTTTTGAAGGTGTTTTATTTCATTGTAGAGTTGTTCCTTCTCTAAATTATGGACCTTTTCTTGATGTAATACTATCTCGTTCACTTTCAAATCGCTTATCTTATCATTCTCTGATATTCTTTTCCTTAATGAATCAATCGTATCATTGCTCATTTTATGTTCCAAGTTTAGTTTCTCTGCGTAACTTTCTTCTAAATGAGAAATTCTTTCTTCGTATGTTTCGCGAATGAGTTCTGCATTTGCCCCGTGATTGTATTTTAATATAATTTCTTCTTCTGTAAGCGTATCAAATCCCAACTGTTTATACATTGAACATCCTAATTCAATGATGATTTCTTGAACTCTTTCAGAATAATTATGAAACATTCTACTACTATTCCTTTGTGTTTATTCTTTAATTAATTTCCTATGCATTCTTGTAATCCTTATATAAGGGACAGGTCTTATGGTGATTGATCCCACCGAAACACGAAGGACCGCATACATGTCTTTCTACCTTTTCTTTTCCCTTATATAATGGACAATTCTTATGGTGATTGTCCCCACCGAAACACGACGGTAAGCATATATCCTTTCTCAACTTTTCTTTTTCTCTTAAATCTTTATCCAATAAATAAAATGTCTTTTGAAGTTCTTCCCATTTTCCTAAATATTCTTTTTCGTTCTTTTCCATCGTTGGTGTTTGAGAGGCGTATGCGGTACCTTTCAATCTCCCTGAATCTAATGCTCTCAGATAAAGTTCTATTTCTGTTTGTCGAGTAAAGAGTATTCTATACTTCTGCAAAAAACATTTTATTTTATTCAATTTGTCTCCCTCGATCTCATGATCCGATAGAGACGGATCTCGCCAACCAGAGTGAGGACTGCCTTCTAACTCTTTCAGCTTCTGCACGTAGGTGCGCTCCATATCGCTCGCGCTCCAGGGCGTCGTCTCGTGTCCCGTGCGCGCCCCTCCACCGAGAGCCGACCACGCGACCCCCCAGTTACCCACTGGTTCCCATCGTATGCCTGCATATCTAGATATTTCACGTCCATAAGCGTCCAAAGGAGGTAGTCGTAAGGCTAGGCGGTTTGGTGTTTTATGTATTTTTTTTACATACTTCAACAGTTCTTTGAGACGAATGGTACTCCTCTCCACTGGACCTTTGCCCTTACCACAACTATATTCTTTCCCTAAGCTAGGTAGCACTGTGTTTATCACGCGTTTAGGTCTGAGTCTCGGATCAGAATCAATATCAACTTCTTCTTTTGGAAATAATTGTATGTCCTTGCTGTAAAAATAGCCCTCCATAAGACCCCTATCAATAGGAAACCGTACGTGGATAGGTAAGTCGTATAGTTCTTCATCGAGACCAGGTGGGAGTTCATACAGAGGTGGATTACCACGACCATACAACTCAGTTAATTTATATGCGTAAATAAGATATGATCTTATAGGCAACCCTCTTTGTCCTCTTTGGGCTTCCTGATAAGACTGTCCTTCTTGAATATATGTTTGTAATTCTTTAAACCACTCTTTTTCCTTCATACCCTTCAATAGTTTTGTGTTCTTATTTATTTGTCTATCTAATTCCTTCAAACGAGCCTTTATAATTTCCGTCTTCCCTTCATCTTCGTTCTCTCTCTTTTCTTCAACTTGTTCATTGTATTCGGGTAGAACCATATTATCAAAGATATCACTTGTATTTTCATCTGTCCCCTGTTCGAGTGGTATCGCCCCATACGCTAATTCTCTATTCGCATCTTCTGTTATTTTTTCATCTATTCTGGTCTTCATTTTTTCGACAATATCTGCATGTTTTAATCTTTTATACTCTCCCAGGTATTGTTCCCTTATTTGGTCATCAGTTTCCTCGGCTATTAGTGTTTTGAGGACATCGGTGCGGCGAGGAGCTGTCGCAACAGGCACCGGAGCGATAGGCACCGGAGCGACCGACCCGCTACGCGGCATTACCTGATTCCATGATGGAGCTGTTGCCGGTGGAAGTGGGGGGAGGGGTTGGAGGAGATTTCTTGGTGGTATTTTTGTCCCAGGACGACTAAGAGCGCCTATCCCTGCCACTGACCCTCTGTATCCTGATTGACCCATACCTCTTGTAGTTGCTCGGGTTAATAAATTCTTAAGTTTGTCCCATCTACCACCCCCCCGTTTCGATCGCCTTCTCTTTTGCGTCCTTCTCTTGTCAACATGTCTCTTGTCAATACGTCTCTTGTCAACACGTCTCTTTTGTGTTCTTCTCTTGTCAATACGTCTCTTTTGCGTTCTTCTCTTGTCAACACGTCTCTTTTGCGTTTTCCCCCGAGGCCTTTTCCTGGGTATTCTCTTTACCATCCTACTATATTATAAGTCAATATTTTATTACTTCATTTCAAAGGTATAATTAACCTACCATGTTAATTCCTTAATTATGATATCGTGATTTCTATAATATGAGTTACCCTTTAATCTTCGGCTCAATGTAGTCACTGATATATGTTTCTCTTTCTCTTCATAGATTACTTTTATATAGTCAATTATATCTTGAAGTGATGTATGGATGCTTGTTGTCCCGTCTTCCTCATTTATTATTAAATATTTATAATGTTTGTTTAAAATAATCCCTTCGTCCATTTGTTATATGTGCAGAATATATATTTAAATATTATACTTTATTAAATGAGTGATTCACTTTCATTAAGTAGTCGTTCTGATGCTGAATCTTTCAATGAAGATTATGATAATAAATTAAAACCTCTTTTATTGTATGAGTCGAATGATCCTATCCGATCTGCTTATTTTTTATCAGAATGGCAATTGAATAATGAGGTTAAAAAGCTTGAAACGATGTTGCAAGCAACTGAGAAACAAAAAAAAATTGTAGAAGTATTGAAAAAATCACACAAAACAATTAAAGAAGCGTTAGATTGAATGATTTCGATTATAACTTTCTAAATAACTATCATTCATATGATCACTTGTAAAAAATACTAAGTTAAAGTTTTTATGTGTTTGAATATGATGTATATGATGGAGTCTCCTCTTTTTTAAAAACCATCCATACTTTTCCAACGGGGACCCTTTTAAATGATAATGGGAATGTAATTCATTAATTATAAATAAATAAAGTGAAGTCTGAAATAAGAAAATGAAATAATAATTGTATGGTAATAAGAAATATGCAATTCCATAATATACTGTCCCAATTACAATGTAGTGTTTTTTTGTGGGTTCAATTAGCTCATCTTTACCTCTCATAAATCGTGATGGGGGATAGTCAATTACGTGATGTTTCCTGTGTTCTTTATACAAACACGGGATTCTATTATTGTGTGATAAAATGTGAACGATATATTCGCCCATATTAACTACAAAATGATTACATACTATAAAAATACATTCGGAAAGCATTATATATATATATATTATTTAATAAGTATTTTTAAATAATGTCCCGTTGTATTCCCCCTCCAAAACATTCCTGATACATGTTTTCGGGGATATCTTCACGGATACCAAAACGGAGGCTATCTACACCGAGTTTAACCACTGCTTCTTGAACCGTTCGTCCATGCATGAATAATTCACCTTTGTCATGGATCGCAATACCTAATTGACAGATATCAATGACTGGGGGTGCAGGTATTCGTATGTGTATCTCAGAAGCACCACATTCTTTCAAATCCTTTACCACTTGACTCATTACTGTCCCTCGAACAATTGTATCGTCCAAGATGATTATTTTTTTTCCATTGATTTCCCCTTTACAGTATTTGAACTTCTTTTTACAAAGAGCTTTCCTGTCATTACTATCTAAAACAGTAAATGTCCGGTCTTCACCGTGGATTCCATTGTCTTTTTTACTGATGGATTGTTTGTATCGCAGTTTCATTAAACGCGCATATTCTTTTCCATAGATTATTCCCGAATTAGGGACTCCTATAACAATATAATCTGTGTCTTGAATGGTTTCAGAGGCTACTAATTTTTGAACGAGATCTTTTCTGAAATTTAGAACGAGTTTCTTTTTGTAGTTGCTCAATGGATTCATGAAATAAATTAATTCAAATACACACAAATAATCAAAGATATCTTGATCCTGATAAATTGTTTCCGGATTACAATTCATAAAACGGATTATTTCACCTGATCTCACTTCTGTAATTCCGTTGCAGTTTTCTAATGCAATTGTTTCAGAAGCAACAATTGCATTTTCTTCATGAAAACCATAAGATAATGGTCTTACACCATATCGATCTTTCATAATGTACACCGCGTCTTTGTATTGTGTTATAATACAATATGAGGCAGGAAATGTTTTCATTATTTGAATGAGTGTGTTCTCGTAATCAGTATATGTTTTCGGATTTCCTTCACTTAGTTTATTTAGAATAAAACTTGTATCATGGGTGTCTTTTATCTTTGGAATGTTTCCATTATGGGCGATACTTATAGATTGAGAGATGTCTTTACAATTTCTGATCAATGGTTGAATTTCAGATTTGTTTATTTTTCCAGTATCTTTGGAGTTTCCTGATGTGGAATATCTTACGTGCCCAATACAGGATATCAATTTATTATTCTTGTTCTCTGGAATTCTATCTATGAAGTCATCTCGTATTAATCCCTCTTCTTTTTTACATAGAAGGGAACCTCCTTTGAATTGACAAGATATTCCATAACCATCTTTTCCTCTGTGTTGGAGTAGTTTCAGCCGATACATTAGTTTTGATTGTAAACCTTCCCCTTCACCCATAATTCCAATAACACCACACATTAATATACTATAAAGCATCATAAAAAACACTATAATTAAACCATACACAAATGTTTTGGTTTAATAAAAAGGGGAGTACATTATTTCAATACTGTAAACTTATCAGGCACAGAGGAAGATACTGCAAAGACATAGGAAGAAAAATAGGACGGGACCACAACAATTATTCATTTTATTTAATTCAGTCTTTCGAATAAGCTTCAAATTTAAGTGGGACAAAATGAGTCATTGT